GCTTCCACGGGGTCGTCGTCCTGACTTGGAGGATCCCCGACAGTTTCCTCCGTGTCTACGAAGGACCACTTCGCTGCCTGACAAGCGGCGAGGGCATCCGGCACAGAGCGCGACCGCGCTGGGATGAGCTTCTTGTCCTTGGCAAAGTTCAGCAACGTCCTGTCGGCGTCCCAGCCGTTGGTGAAGTCGAGGTGCGCCTGAACCTTGCGCCATGGAGGGCTGAAGCGGGTCTTGAGCGCGAGGAACGTTACCTGCTTGCCGGCGTGCTCGCGACCGTCCTTGGTCGACTTCCCAGTGAACAACTGGATCCGCATCGAGGCGTGGAACTTCACGGCGGCGCCGCCGGGCGTCGTGGTGTTCGGGCCGAACATGACGCCGATCTTCATGCGGGTCTGGTTCACGATCAGGAAGTGGACGCGCTTCCGCGCGATGAGCGGCATGATGACGCGCATCGCGTTGGACAGGAGCCGCGCGCGCTCGCCGATGGTGGCTCCTCCGTCAAGGCCCTCCTCTACCTCACGCTTGGTCGGTGTAGAGGCCAGGGAATCCCACGAGACGAGGACAGGCCCTACGTTGGCTGGGATGGTCTTGATGGCCGTCTCCAGCCAGAGCAGGACGTTCTCCATATAGCCCAGGTCGTCGCCGAGGAGCAGGTCGGGGGTAACGACACCGTACGTTTCCGCGCGCTCCTTGCGGAAGGCGTGCTCCGTTTCGGCGAGGACAGCGAGCCCACCCACCTCCTGCGTCTTGGCAAGGCAGTGAAGCAGGAACGCGGACTTGCCACCACCTTCATCGCTGAAGACCTCGATCATGCGTCCGACTGGAAGACCACCACAGGCGAACAGGTAATGGTCGAGCGGAGCGATCCCTGTTGGGATGACCTCCGTCACCTCTGACTTGGCATCGTCCGTTCCAAGACGGGTCACCGCCTTGCTGCCGAACTTGGCGCGCAGCGTCTCGGCAACCTTCTCAACGTAGTCGGCCTTTTTGCGTGTCGTGCTCATGGGCGGCTTGCCGCAGGTGTCGAACCTGCGCCGACGGAATTAACCATTCGGGACTCTCTAGAAGATCCCCCGCAAGCCCAGGTTTGTTACCGGCTATCCTCCGTCGCGGGCCGAATGCATCGTCGACGTCAAGAAGACCGTTAAGACGAGCCCCATCCGCGCTTTCTCGGCCAGACGAACTAGTAAGGCAACTTGTCGCTGTCGTCGATCTCGGAGAAGTCAGGCTCGTGCGTGGGCTTGGTAGACGTACGGGCCTCGATCGGCGGCTTGCCGTTCGCTCCAGAACCAGTCGCGGGACGCGGTGCCGACATCTGACGGGATGGTGGCGCGGCGGGCATGGCTGGCATGTCTCCGGTCCAGCCGGCCACGATCTCCTCGTACGTCTTGGTGCGCGCGAAGCGTTCGAGGTCGTTGAGCTGCTCCAGCCACGACATGTCAGCGATCGGACCAGCCTTCTTGACGATCGCGTAGGCGTCGTACTTGGTGTCGTTCATCGAAGTGCCAACGCGGGTGATCAGGATCGGGAAGCCGATCTGCGGGTCGGTGAAGTTCCCGCCGACGTCCTCGTTCTTGCGGATGGCGATCAGCTTCTCGAAGATCTTCTTGCCGATGGCAACGATCTGGACGCCCTTCTCTGGCTCCTCCAGGTTCACGATGTTGCAGTAGATGCGCTTGTTCGGGTACAGCTCGAACGCGGCATCACGATCACGCGGGTTGCCGGTGCGCGCCAGCGTGTCGGCCTTGTCACACACCGGACACCGGAGCTTCTGCTCGTAGCGAGGACAGGCGAAGGACAGGACCTTGCCGCCAGGAATCTTGAGGTAGTGCTCCATGACGACGCGGAACGGGCTCTTGCGCCCCGCGAGCGGCGGGAAGAAGCGCAGGTAGTTGTTGCCGACCTTGAACTTGAAGAAGCTGCTCTTGCCCTGCTGGAGCTGCTCCTCGTCCGCTTCTGCATCGTCCGCGCCCCAAACTCCGTGCTCTACCAAGTTGCTCATGAATTGCTCTCTTTCCCTTGTTGTTTTCTGTAGTTGAACGTTTTACGTGCGGGTGAATTTACCACTTCGTGTCGTTGTTGGCGGCGTCCATCTCCCTCTTGTTGCGCGCGTGGTTCTTGATCGTCGGGTCGGCGTTCATCTCGGCGCGCATCTGAGCGCCGATGGAAACTAGCATGTCGCGCTTGGTGCGGATGGCATCGAGGACGCCGTAGAGGCGCACCTTCTCAGCTTCTGCTTCAACGTGGCCAAGGCGCACCTCCGTGTAGACGTCGTCGGTGATGACACGAGAGACGATCATCGCCTCAGTTACACGAGCGCCCCCACCGTTGAGCGCCTCCCGGATCTGAATCGAGAGGCGGGCCTCGGTCTGCTCCAGAGCCATCTTGGTGTGCAGGAACCGTCGGCTAGCGCGGCTGAACTGCTCGTTCCAGTATGCGAGATCGGCACCGACGCGCACGAACTCCTCGTTCAGAGCCTCTGGCAGGATCTGAACGCAGTCGGCGAGGTAGTTGTCGATCTCGATGTCGTGAAGCAGCTTGGTCACGTGTCCTCCTTGGCTTGGGCGTGCATCAGGACTTTCCATGCCCCGCCAGCTTCTCCTCGACCTGCCATGCGTGAAGTGCTTCAGCTGAGCCATCCCAGCCTGGCGGCGTCGCGAACGGCTGCATCGAGCCCCACGCGCGTCCTGATTCCAGGTCCACCGTGATGGGAACGCCGAGAGAGTTCCAGCTCGTCATGATCCGGCGAAGCTGAAAGGCTACCTCGGGTAGCGCCGAGTCGACTACCTCAAGCATCAGCGAGTCGTGAACGGTAAGCACGAGCTTGGCCGGCACGACGTCCTCCTCGATCCACTGTTGAACAGCGATCAGCGACGCGAGGCAGAAGTCGGATGCGGTTCCCTGGATGGGTGTGTTCCACGAGCTGTGTTCAGCTACCGACCGGAGAGCACCATCTGCATCCGAGTCGCCGATATGCCAGAGCGGGCGGCGGCGCGCTTGATGGCCGTCCCACCACGTCCAGGCAAACCCATGCTTGCGGGCGTAGGCGAGCTGCTCCTGGCAGTATTTCGCCAGCTTGCGGAACCGGCCAAGAATCGCTTCACGGATCTTCCCGGCCTCTTCCAGAGAGCAGCCCGCGCGAGAAGCCACACCGGCGTCCGACATGCCGTAGAGGACGCCGAAGACGAACGCCTTTGCTGCGGAGCGGTGCTTCTTCGTGACCTGATGCGCCTTGATGCCCCACACGATCGGCGCGATGAACTCCGCGGTGCGCTGATGGAAGTCGTGCCCGGACCTCAAGATCTCGATCATCACCTCGTCACCGGAAAGCATGGCAGCGATGCGGATTTCAAGCTGGCTGTAGTCGGCCTGGAGCAGGGTCGAACCGAGCGGCGCAACGAAGCAGTTGCGCGCCATCGCACCCTCGATGGACTCGCCACGAGGCACGTTCTGCAGGTTTGGATCTGAACACGATAGGCGACCACTTCGAGCGCCGTCCAGGTTCAGCGTAGGGTGGATCCGGTGATCCGACGTGACGTGCTCAAGCATCCCGTCCGCGTACGTACCCTTGAGCTTCGTGATCTTGCGGTACGCGATGAGGTCGCCGACTACTGGATGCTGATGCTGGATCGACTCCAGGGACTCGTTGTCCGTCGAGGCCAGCCCAGAATCTGTAGTCTTAGGTGGCGTCAGATGCAGCGTCTCGAACAGCAGCTTGCGTACCTGCGGCACGGAAGCTGGGTTGAACGTGCCGTACTTGTCGAGCCGCGAGGTGACGTCCAAGAGCTGCAACGCGAGGTGATCGCGGAAGGCTTCGATGGCAGGGACGTCCACGGCGATACCGGTGTACTCGACGAGCGCGACTGCATCCGTGGCCGGCTTGATCAGCGTGTCCCAGGTGCGTTGCAGATCTGGCTCTTTCGAGATGCGGTCTTCTAGCAGTTCGCCAAGACGTGCCGTCGCGATGGAGTCGCGTGCATTGTAGCGGGCGATGATGTCGTACGGGAGCAAGGCGTAGATGTACTTGAGCGGGTCGGCGCCTAGACGTACGGCCGTCTCTATCGCTGGATCGATGATCCCTTCACGCGGGATGGTCGTCCCGTTCCGGTAGTCGACGAGTGGCACCTGTGCGCGGTTGATCAGATCTACAGCAAGTAACGATAGCTCGTCGGGGTTCTTCTTGTAGCCACGGTGCGCCTTGGCTAGAGCACGGCGCGACTTCGCGAGGTACTCCTCGGCTTCGTCCTTGTGACCACCCATCCCAACCAGCTCGTTCAGGGTCGCGAGGTCGCCGGCAGCGTCCGGATCTTCGAGCTTCCGCCACAAGCGTGTGTCTCCGTGAAAGCCGCGGAGCACGATACCTAGCCCACGTCGGAGCGCGAGCATGTCGTACTTGATGTTCTGGCCGACCTTCTTGACCGTGTGGTCTTCCATCAGGAGCTTGAACACCGAGACGATGGCCGGATCAGCTAGAGCGACTGCATCCCAGAACCACGCTACATCGGATCCCTTCGTGGTAGCAGCGACAGATAGGACGGTGAACTCGTCCTCGAACATCCTGCCAGAAGTCTCGGCGTCGAACGCGAACCACGGCGCGGCGCGTAGCGAGGTGACTGCCTCCTCTGCTTCGGCTAACGTCGTTACGAGACGGATCTCTCCGTCTTGCCAGACTGGCGGAAACGGTGGCTCCGCGGTGAGCGCCCACGCGAGGTCGTCGTTCCACCACTTCTGAACGAAGCGGTTCCTCGTGCCGTACCCAGGCCCCATCATCATGAACACGGGCACCGGATCTTGCCCGTCGGAGAACAGCCAGGAGAACGCACGCCGGGTAGAGAACGGGGCCGGGGATCGACCAAGGACCGCCATCGCCGCCCATCCGCCGAGCGCGAGTATGCGCTGCGGGCGTACCTGGCGAAGCACTCCAGCGAGGTACCCACGGCAGGCGTCCACCATCGACTCCTCGATGCCCGTACGGCCTGGGGCGCATCTGAGCGCGGAGTCGAAGGCGACGTCACCCTTCCACAGCTTGGTCACGGCAGGACGGATGAGCCTGCCGGTTCCACCTGAAAAGGGCCGGCCGGCCGCGACATCGTTCTGATTCGGGAAGTCTCCGATGACGTAGAGCCCGCCCGCTCGGCCATCCGCTGGCATGCATCGAGAGCGGAGCTTGCCAGCGGACAGCGGACACCGATCGCAGTTCGCATCCACGTTACGGGGTTCTTCAGTCTCAACCCGAAGACGTGGCGGTACCGCGGCGGCGTAGAGCGGGAGGGTAGCTGTCACTTACGCTGCACTTCTTTCTCACGCCGACGTCGTGCTATTTCGCGATCGAGATACCAGCGAGCCTTCTCAAGATCGTCGATCGGGGCACCCTTGTGCTCCGCGCGGGCGATGTATTTTACGACGTTGCCGAGACAGAACCCTAGCCCCCACGCCTCGATCACCTTGATCGCTTCGTAGGTGGTGTCACCCCCGTAGTGCTGAGGGTGGTTGACTATCTCGGATGGCGGGATCACGCCGCGGCCGGGCTGCCAGTTTCCAGCCCCATGACTTCGAGGGCGCGGCGGACGCGGTCCTCCAGGTTGGCGATCCTGGTGAGGCAGGCGACGTGCGGCTGGAACTCCATGCACTTCTTGACGAGGTCGTCCGCGCTCTTGAGGCCGCTCTCGGAGAGGTAGACCAGCACGTCGCGGAGCTTCGGTGCGTTGAGGACCGCGAGCGGGATGTCCGCTACGCCCTTGGCGGCGATCGGCGCGTTGACGGGTACCGGGTCAGCCGGTGGCTTCGGACCGGGCGCTTCCTGGGCAGGCTGTGGCGCTGGAGGCGCAGGCTGAGCCGGGACCGCCGAGTCTCCGGTTCCCACGTGAGCCGTACGGCGGCGCGCTTGAGCCGGAGCTGCGGTAGCCGGAGCGGGTGTAGCTGGAGCGGCGTGGCCGTTCGTCGGAGCAGGAGCAGCGGCCCTGACGATGACCTGCTGAACTGCCGTCGGTTCGGCTGGCACAAGCGACGGGGTGAATCCAGGAAGCAGCGCCGGGGCCTGCTCAATCGCGCGCATCCCCCCAAGCATCTGAAGGATGGTGTGCGCCTCGTTGAGGGTGAGGTGCTCGATAAGCAGCGCGTTGTCGTCGAACGCTACCTGCCGGACGGCGTCGAGGACTACGGCCTCTGCCTTGAAAGACGTGATGCGAATCATGTTGAATCTCCTGTAGCTAGCTGGTTGGTGCTTTGAGGCCATCCTGCTTGTCGACCCACCAAGCAGAGACGACGAGTTCTCCTTCGTCACCGGCAGCGTGGATGCGGGTGGCGGAATCAACTTGGGA